AAACATACAAGAGTTTTGGCAATACGGAATTGATGGCAAACCATTTAAATCAGGCAATGGTTTTGATTCATTTAAAGAATTTTATAGGGCGTGGTACGAATTAGCAGATGGCTACAAAAGATGAAAAGAAGCACTTTGATAAGGTTGCCAGAATCGGATGTATTCTCTGTCGTACCGCCTTTGGGATTAAAGACAGTCCAGCAGAGTTACACCATATTAGACGGTTTGGTGGCAAGAGGGCTACATCCCCTGTCATTCCATTATGCCCAGAACACCATCGGGGAAATAGTGGGGTTCACGGATTGGGCGCAAAAGGTTTTGAAGCTAAATGGGAAACTTCCCAGAAAGCGCTATTGGAGAAAGTCAACGAACTGTTAAATAATGAATATTGAAAATTATAATAAAGAATTTGGTCGTTATCTTCAATTAGACCAATCTAATCTTGTAACTGGCGCTATTTATTTAGGTAACAATTACGCTAAAAGCAATGATTACTATGGTGGTTATCAAGGTAATTATTTAAAGCGCATTGCCGCACTTTTTCCTGACGCAAAAGATATTCTTCATTTGTATGCTGGTCAAGTTAATGATGAGCATTTAAAGGGTGACAAAGTAGATATAAATCCACAATCTGATGACACTATGTATGCT